CCCGTCGCGGAACCCGAAGTCCAGTCAAATAAAATCACAAACACTAATAGTAATGGCAAACAATAAGTCGAGTGATGGTCGCGTAACGGCGTTCACACTTTTGTTCGCATTTGCAGTGGTTCTCGCTGCCTACCTCTCAGGTCCCGAGAATAACTTTTGGATGGCCCCCGGTGCCGTCATGTACATGGTGCTTCTTTTAGCGATCGCAATCCCACGGTGGCCAGCCGTCGGTGATGACACCAGCCTCGTAAAGAATTTGAGTGTTATCATCGCAATTCTGATGACACCCTCGATCATGGCTCCCATCCTAGGCATCCAGACCAGTACCAACGTATACAACTATTGGCGTTCAATCATGATCCCCCTCTATGCCGGCTACGCGTTCCAGAAAAGAGGCATGTCGGGAACCGGAATCCTGGTCACCTTCTCGACCCCACTGATTGTTATGCTCTCCATGATTTTCAGTATCAATCCTCTACCAAATGTTAAAATCCCCGGGACCAATGTCACAAACAATTGAATTTTTCATTCAGGCTCTTAAAGAATAGAAACGCAAGGTAGGTACCTTACTAATGACGGTTTATACCAAAAAGACCCTTCATCAACACATCCTCGATCGACCCGACAGTTACGTGGGTCAGGTCAAGCCCGAAGACAGAGATGTATGGGTGCCCCAGGGTGACAAGTTTGTCAAGCGTACCGTGCGTGTCTCCCCCGCACTGACCAAGGTTTTCGACGAAATCTTGGTGAATGCTCTGGATCAGAGTTCTCTGAATCCATCCGTTACAAAGATNTCCATCGACGTGGATGANTCGGGTAGAATCACCATCGCCAACAACGGCGTGTCCATCCCAGTGGTAATCCACGAACAGACGCAGGTATGGACGCCCGAACTTATCTTCGGTCACCTGCTGACTTCTTCAAACTATGATGACTCCGAGGAGAGGACCACCGGCGGGCGTAACGGCTACGGAGCCAAACTGACCAACATCTACTCCAAGGAGTTCGAGATCAAAGTGGATGACCCCGAGACAAGAAAGTCCTATCACCAAGTCTGGAGGGACAATATGCGCGTCTGTGCCGAACCCAAAATCAAATCCTTCGCCGGAAAGACAGCCAAGGTGCAGGTCAGTTGGGTGCCGGACTGGGAACGCTTCGGACTGAAGGGGATCACCAAGGACGTCAGGGACATGTTCATGAAGAGGGCTCTGGATGCCGCTGCGTGGGTGCCAGCCAAGTGCAAGGTTCACTACAACGGCGAGGTCTTGGCGATTAAGCACCTTCAGGATTACACTTCACGCTTCACTAACCAACCTTTGGCACAACTCAAACAGGACCGGTGGGAGGTACTGGTATGCTCCTCGGCTGGTGCGGGCTTCAAGCAAATCTCATTCGTCAACGGAATCTGCACTGAGAAGGGTGGAACCCATGTCGACCACGTGGTCAACCAGATTACTTCAGACCTAGCCAAAAAGACCAAACTGAGACCCTCGCAGATCAAGCAGTGTATGCTGGTGGTCGTCAAGGCGGTTCTGGTCAACCCTTCATTCTCCAGTCAGTCCAAACACGAGTGTATGTCCCGGGTGCAGGACTTTGGGTCCAAGTTTGAACCCACACCTGCATTTTTGAAGCAGGTCAAGGGCGTTCTGGAACAGGAACTTTTGGCACAGACCAAGGCTTCCGAGGTTCGCGACCTCAAAAAGACTGATGGCGCCAAGAAGAGCAGGATTTCAGGCATCCCCAAGTTGGATGACGCCAACTGGGCTGGTACGACTAAGTCCAAGATGTGTACGCTGATCATCACTGAGGGAGATTCCGCCAAGGCCCTGGCTATCAGTGGATTGTCTGTGGTCGGCAGGGACCAGTATGGCGTCTTTCCACTCAAGGGTAAGCCAAGGAACGTTCGGGACTTGGGATCGAAGGCACTGACAGCCAACCAGGAGTTTTCAGATTTGAAGAAGATCCTGGGTCTTCAGCAAGGCAAAAAGTATTCTGACTTGAGTGACCTTCGCTACGGGAGACTGATGATCATGACCGATGCAGACGTGGATGGTTCACACATCAAGGGTCTGGTCTTGAACATGTTCGACTGCTACTGGCCCGAGTTGATCACCATGGGCTTCGTGGTGAGCATGATCACTCCGGTGATCCGAGTGAAAGGAGGACGGATCAATGAATCCTTCTACTCAGAAAGGGACTTTGTGAACTGGCTCGAGCAGACCCATCAAGGAAGGGTGCCACGCGGAGTCACCATCAAGTACTACAAGGGTCTGGGTACTTCAACCTCGGCGGAAGCCAAGGAGTACTTCAGGGATCTTGGGCGATTGACCGTTGGGTTTGTGGCTGACCATCAGAGTCAGAAGTCGGTGGGACTGGCATTTGACAAGTCATTGGCGGATGACAGAAAGCGCTGGCTCGCCGAACCGTTTCGTGGGGATCCCCTCCCGTACGGAAAGGTGACATCGGTGACCGTTTCGGATTTTATTCACAAGGATCTGATTCAGTTCAGTCACGCAGACATTCGCAGATCCATTCCAGATGTTCGTGACGGTCTGAAGCCTTCACAGCGCAAGGTAATTTACGGGTGTATCAAGCGTAATCTGACTTCCGAGGTCAAGGTGGCACAGTTGTCTGGCTACATTTCCGAGCACACTGCCTATCACCATGGTGAAATGAGTTTGCAGGGAACCATTGTGGGGTTGGCACAGGACTTCATGGGGTCGAACAACATGAACCTGTTGGAGCCATGTGGTCAGTTTGGAACCCGTTTGGCAGGTGGATCGGACCACGCAAGCGCCAGGTACATCTTCACGCGTCTATCTGGTCACGCCAAGGTCTTTGATGAGAGGGACAATGCCTGTCTGACCTACCTCAAGGATGACGGGAAACCCATCGAACCTGAATACTACCTACCCACGCTGCCCATGATTCTGGTGAACGGCGCCGAGGGCATCGGAACGGGCTTCAGTTGCAAGGTGCCTCCACACAACCCCATGGACGTCAAGGAAAATCTGAAACGGTTCATTCGTGGCGAGTCACTGAAGCCGATGAAGCCATGGTTCCGTGGATTCAAGGGAACCGTTATGGCATCGGAAGAAGGCATCTGGACGCTCAAGGGTGTGTGGCAGGCGAGTGGGGACAAGGTCGAGGTCACCGAACTTCCGCCGGGCACGTGGACCCAGACCTACAAGGAGTTTCTGGAAGGGCTTGTTGAGAAGAATGTCATCAAGAACTACAGCAATCACAGCACGGAGGAGGATGTCCGTTTTGTGATTACCGGCTACAAGGGTTCTGCACCGGAAAAGGATCTCAAGTTGACTTCGACGATCCGAAGCACCAACATGTATCTGCACGGACCCAATGGGATTGAAAAGTTTGATACGCCCTTGGACATCCTAAGGACTTACGCAACCGAGCGAATGGCACTCTATGACAAGCGCAAGAAGTATCTGGTGGCCACGTTGGCGAAGCGTTCCGGGATGGCGATGGACCGCGCCAACTTTGTCAAGGGCATCCTCGACGGATCCCTCAGGGTCATGGGACTGAAGAAGGCGGACGCTGAGGAGAACATGCTCAAAAAGTTCAAAAAGGTCGACGGAAGTTTCGAGCATCTCTGGGGTCTGAAGACGTCGCGCTACACCCAGGAGGCGGTGCAGGAACTTATGCAAGAAGCCAGGGTCCTACTGGACGAACTGAAGCGAATCCAAGGGATGACCACCAAGGACATGTGGCTCGAGGACCTAAACCACTGAGGCAACCGAGGCTCTGGTAGGTCTTGCGCTCTGTTCTGCTTGGGGTAGACTTCTCCACCTATTGGTGGCTTTGTTCAGCAGGTTGGTCCATCGGGTTGTGTGTTCCTGAACACTTTCATCATTCGCCCTTTCAGAACTTGAATATATTTTGAATTTTCCATTTGCCATTTCAGGTCTTGCCAACTTATTCTGTGGATCTTCTTCGTCCATCATTGTCTTGTATTCTTTGATGATGTCGCTCGGAACTTCGGGTGCATGGTCGATGATTTTGTCATAGTCTTCGCGGACCTTGTGACAGTATTCCACGGCATTCATTCGGTCTTCGGGTTCCAGGGAGAGTTCCAGGGAGATATCACGTGCCAGGCGACTGAACAATTTGGACGTCTGCATGTTGGATTCGTACTGCTCGCCACACCTCAGGAACTTGTGGATACTGGCAATTCCTGCGGCAGAAAGATTCAAAAAACTGAATACGTACAAGAGTATTTGTGAGTTTTCTTGTTCCGAAGAAGCCACCAGAGTTCCCAGCCCCGCCAGGGTGGTCAGGGCGATATTGATGATAGAAAAGTTCGTATGAGAAACGCTGTGGCGTACCGCGCATCTGTGATGGATCCACCGGTACCCCAGAGCCTTTTCTCCCCAGGACTTGATAAGTTTCTCCTGCTTCGGATGCCAGCTCATGGCATTCTCGATGCGCTTTTGTTTGTCCACCAGGAACTTGGCTTCGAGGTGTTCTATGTGACCTTCATCTTCTGCGTCTGATGCCATCTACTTAAACATTACATTTTAATAAATAGAAATGAAGTTCTCTACCAAGATCGTTACTTTGGAAGACGGGGTCAAGGAGGTTGCTNTTCGTGCGGACGACGGAAAACCTTTGTTGGTTACACTCAAGGGAGCCCAGGTGGACTCTGTGGACGATGAGCTTCTTCTCAAGATTGATGACGAGACCGTGGCACAGTGTGAGGATGCTGTTCTGGCAAAGGCTAAGGAGTCTAAGGTGGCTTGGTTCGGTAAAGAGATCGCAGACTCTCGACTTGAAAGCGCATTTACTTCTTCTTTTTCTCTTGACGAAAATATCTTGAGCGTGCACAAGGCTGAAACGGTCAGGCTGTATGACGCCAAGCGGGCGTTGCTCGAGGACAAGGAACTTGCCAAGGACGATGTGGTCGACGTGGTGGTCCAGCTCCGGTCGGTGCAGTTTCTCCAGAAAAGTTTCGAAACCGAGTGGGTGCTTCATCAGGCCAAGTTTAAGGCCGAGCCCAAGCCGAAGAAGGCGGTTGTAGATTTTTCGGATTGTCTTTTTGATGAAGAGCCAGAGTCAGAGGAAGAGGAGGAATTTTTTTAGTAAGTAACATTAAACGATATGAAGGTTAAGATGATGAAGACCGAGACCATGTTGCTTTTGGCTCTGCTCGTTGCCGTGGGTTATTTTATGTGGGCGAACAACGGAGCGATCCGCCGGGCCCTCGGAATGGCTCCCAAGGAGGGGATGTACAGCTGGAACTACCTCAACGGAAAGGAGGGATACGAGGGTGCCAACGTGACCGACTCCATGCCAGCCCCGGTGAATGGTGGTTCTCTGTCTGTGCCCGCGGCAGCTGCCAACGGGATGGGAATTGCCTCTAGCCTGCTCCCCCGTGATGTGGCGGCTCAGGAGGACTTCGGTGAGTTCGCTCCCGATGACATCCTCAAGGGTCAGAACTACCTGAACCCCCGCGCCCTCATCGGCTACCCCGAGACCATCGGCGGTGCTCTTCGTAATGCCAACCAGCAGATCCGGTCGGAGCCCCCGAACCCTCGCGACCCCATCACGATCTTCAACACGTCCACGATCGTGCCGGATCAGATGCGCCCCGCTTTCGAGCTTGGTCAGGGTACCGCTTAGATTGTTCTAGTTTAATACATTTTTAGAGACATTCAGGGAAACAACTCTGACTGTTTTTGAATTAAAGAAATTGTGCAATAACTGATAAAGAATGTCAGAATTGCCGATTAGCGATCAGTTCAAGGAGGCGATTGCAGAACTCGAGGGTATCAAGACGCAACTCAACGAGGCACAAAAGGCGATCAAGGTGCTCAAGGAACGCGAAACCAGTTTGAAGACCTTCATCGGTGGATACATGAAGGCTCAGAAGATTGATGACGTCCAGACACGTGGCGGCACCAAGGTCACTCAGAAGACGTCGGTTAAGAAGCCAGCAATCACTAAGAAAATTCTAATGGATGAACTACCAAATTATATTGAGGGAGGTCAGGAACGTCTCAACCAGATCATCAAGGAGATTGAGGATAAGTTAGAGCCCAAGGAGACATCAAGCCTTCAACTCAAGTTAAAGAAGAAATCTGAAGAGTAAATAAGTAACCAAAATGGTGGGATCTAATCTTCTTGACTACACTCCAATTGCTTCCGAGCCTCAGGTGATTGAGGATTACGATAATGAAGAAGAGGAAGGTTTTGTAGATCCAGATGAATATGAGTATGAAGATTGGATAGCCTACTACAGCGATGAGTTGTGGAATAACTGGGAGTTATACAGAGAACATTGTTATGATAATATGGTGCCCGTGTCGCTTACGTTTTCTGAGTTTTGTAAAAATGAGTACTACTATTAGTTTTAAATGTTGGCAATAAATAGTTATGGTACGATTGCCAGACGTCACAAGTACAAAGGTCATTGTTCCGACCATCCTCTTCGCCTTGTTGTCACCCGCCGTCACGGGTATGGACGGGTTTGTGGATCGTCTAGGAATGACCTCTGTATTCGGTATCCTTTATATAATCATTCTTCGTGGGGTGATGAAATACGTGGTTCGAGCAAGCGAGGTCTATCTCGCATCCGTAATGTACTTTCTTCTGAGCGGAATGACAACAGATCAGACAATGATCGTAAGGAACACCTTTCTCTACTGGATCTTATTCGCGGTTATTCGCTCACAAAGTCCTCTCGAGTTCTAAAAAGGATGAAGTATCTCATCGTCGGTCCAGGTGCCATGGGATTCTATGCCATCCTGGGTGCAGTTTATGCACTCAACAATTATGATAAAACCAAAGACCTTGAAGCCGTGGCCGGATCATCTGCAGGATCTATTGTTGCATTTGGATGTTTGGTAGCCAAGTGGGACATCATCAGACTCTTTAAAATTATCCGAGATGTTGCAGATGTCAATCAGTTGATGCGACTGAATTTAAAGTCTCTCTTGAACAATTACGGTTTGGTACCGGCAACCAGATGGAAAGAGGTGTTCACAAAGATATGTATGGAGTTGTCTGGAAAAGAAGATTTTACATTTCAGGAACTTAAGGAATGGTCCGGGTTGGACTTTTATGTGTCAGCATACAACATTACATTGCAGAAGAGTTGTTACTTTTCACATCACACTCACCCTGATATGTCAGTCTCCCATGCAGTCTGTATGAGTATAAGTATACCATTCTTATTTGAGTCCGTGGTCTACCAGGGACATCGCTACGTAGATCTGGCAGCATTCGAGACGTGCCCACTGACTCCCTTCATGGGCAAGGACATGGAGGAACTTGTTTCAATAGAACTGGATCCTGAACCCTCGATGGAGAAGCCACCCCACATAGGGTCGTTTGTCGATTTCATACAACACTTTATCACTTCGATTATGAGAAATAGAGTGGTCTATGAAAAGCCTACGATCTACATTAAGATGAAAGAAGGCGAGGCGTTTAATTTTTCTATGGACGATGACAAGAAAACAGAACTATTTTATCATGGCTATCTCACTGGAAAAAGATTTCTCAAGATAGAACACGAAGAACATCCTTGATCATCAGTGCTGTGACACCAGCCATGAAGAGAACTACTATATAACCCAATTCCGAATCCATGACACCATCAATTTCGTAAAATTCCACGTTATCTTCTGGAATTCTTTCTACAACTTTCTCTAAAGGCGGCGGAGGTTTTACCGTCTCTCGAGGAAGTCCTCCGTAGGCATCTTCAATGGAACAATAGCCTACCATTATTTAGTATCAACTAGGAAATTATTTACAATTCCAATGTCATCTTTCCCTTCTTGCCACGTTTCTTCTTGGGGGCCGAAACCTCGACTTCCTTTACGGAACCATTCACACTTACAATGTCAGAGACGTCGTCCTCAATAAGCCCGTCACTTGAAGGTCCCGCTGGACCCGCGTTTTCTTCAAGGTCGCGCGTTGTGGTGGATTGAGGGCTCATAAACGTAGACATCAGCGATGAAAGATCCATGCTTGGTCCCTGGACTTCTCGCCTGGCAATTGGTGGAACTGGACGGGGATCCAAGTTGGAGTTCTTTGCGTTGTTGGCCGTATTTGCCACCGCAGACATCATGCTCTTGATCAGATCAGGATTTTGCTTGATGACATCGTTCATCTGTGGCATGGCGGACTTGAACATCGAGTGGGTCAGATGGAACATCGTCGCCGAACCACCCAACATCATCATCAACTTGATCTCTGGTGCAACATTTGCCCGACCACGATATTTCACGTACAATTCTTCAAAAACGCCATCATAGTCATCGACCCCATCCATCACCGACTCGGACCACCCGTCCAAATAGATATCCAGAGGATTGTAACGCTTATTCAAAAACTCGATTCCAGTCACACAGGCGATCAACATCCTTCGCTGAAATTTAATAGACTGGTCAACGTCGATGGAATAAGACATTCTCTTTGCCTCACCGCGGATGTCATGGACCGACGAATGCATGTTCAGACGCTCAATAGATCGAATACCTTTCTTCTCCAGGCGGGTGATCTTATTCAAAAGGTCAGCCTTCTCATCATCGATTGACTTATATCCAGGAGAAGGTGAATCTTCGTCGTAGCCTCCCTCGAGACCGACGCCACCTCCATAGTCATCAAACGCCTCACCATGATCTTCCAGCTCTTCCTGTGGCGGCGGAGGACGTGCCGAAGGCGTCTGCTTTCCGTGATTGGCAAAAGCCATGAACGAGGCCGCGGGAGCATCAACAGGTCTTTCATTCATATTGGGGTTATTTGACTTCTTGCGCTTGGTGGCATCCAGGACGACGCCATTGAAAAGATCCTGCTCATCGGCATCCAGGTTAACCATCATCTCATCATTATTGTCGAGTTCAATTTCAAATTCACTCATGCTTAATGATAGTTAATAAACTTATGTCCAAGTCTTTAACGCAGAAAAAAATAGATAGTTGTATTAAGGAATTATGATCGGTAGTCAGTTTGCTCTTATGCTCGTGTTGGCCATCGTGGTGCTCATGTACGTTAAGTGCTTTATGGGCATGAAGAAGAGTGGTTACAAGTTGTCCCCAGAGGATATTAGCGTGGAACCAAATGATTCAGGGGACATCAACAAGCTTCCGTACCAAGTGAAATGTGTCCCTGGTCCAGGGTATGACGCTGCGTATTATACCAAGGACCTGAGCCCGGGCGGTTTCTGTGGTGATCAGGCTCTTGTCCGTGATGCCATGTCATATAAGATCCTAGGCGGTATTGGCGGATCTCTCCTTTATAAGTAAATTAAAGAAATGAAAACAAAGGTAAGTACGAAAAACAATGTCTACTGAGGATGTGATGAAGGAGCTTACTGAGTTGCGCAAGGAGATCAAGAGTCTCACCAAGTTGGTTCGCAAGATCGCCAAGGTTCAGGATGATCCCGATGGGTCCAAGGCCAAGGAGCGTGCCGCCAACACCGGGTTCAACAAGCCCAGCAAGGTCACCAAGGACCTGACCGACTTCATGGGTCTCGCTGAGGGCACTGAGGTGTCTCGCACGGACGTGACCCGTTACGTTAAGCAGTACGTCAAGGATAAGGGTCTGTCCCACCCAGAGGATGGACGAAAGATTATTCAGGATGACACCTTGAAGGCTCTTCTCAAGACACCCCAGGGAGAGACCCTCTCTTATATGACCTTGCAGAAGCATATCTCTAAGCACTTCATCAAGGCTTAAACAAAAAACGCACCTTACTTTTAGAAAATGATATCCACTCAGGAGGTTGAGGCCATCATCGGTACGAACATCAAAAACATCGATGTGTACCGCAAGGCTTTCCAGCACAAATCTTCTGTTCAACACGATGGCGTCGAGGGTTCCTATGAAACATTGGAATTTATGGGCGACTCCGTGTTGGGCTTTATTGTCACCAAGTACTTGTTCGATAGGTACGAGAATCTGCAGGAGGGATTTCTAACTCGTGCGAGAACAAAGATCGTCTGTGGGAAGACACTGGCGGATGTGTCTGCCAAACTGGGATTCCATAACTGGGTTCAGATGGATGAAAAAGGGATGAGAAATGGATGGAACAATAATCCAAAGATTCTTGAAGATGTCTTTGAGGCATTTGTGGGTGCAATCTATTTGGACCTCGGGATGATAGAAGCCAAGAAGTTCGTCCTGGGTGTCCTAGATAACCCAGACCTTATCCGTCTGGATCGTCTGATGGTGGATGACAACTACAAGGACATCCTGATGCGCGTCTGCCAGGCTCAGAAGTGGGACCTGCCAGAGTATCGTCAATTGGATCATGTGGATGCCACCAAGTTCAGGGTGGGGGTCTACGTCCAGGGACATCAGTGGGGGACGGGGAAGGGATCCACCAAGAAGGAAGCCGAACAGGCCGGTGCCTACTTCACCTTGAAGCGACTCGAGGAGAAACTTGAAAAGAGACTGGTACCATCCAAACGCCCGAATGCCATGATTAAAAATGTCCACAGAAAGTAATAATGAAGGTCGCCCTTATCAATCCTATTTCCAAGACAGTCAATGAGTTGTGTGCAGGTCATGAGATTCGTGCATGGGGTCGCAAGTCAGGTAATGTGATCGTGGATGTTCCTACTGGGTTTCCAGTGAAGTCCATTTTGGATGTCAAGGCCTTCGGACCTGATGTGGTTGTCGTGGAGAAGCGCGGCAACGGCGTTTTCAGGGAGTTCGCCAAGCACTTTGACAAGGTCGTGGATACTG